CAATAACTCATTAAGTTCTTTGTCTGTAAGGTTTTCTAATGGATTTTTCATAATACAAATGTATAAATAAATATTAACAAAAACAAAAAACCCCCTCAAAAAGAAGGGGTCTTGTTGTAGTCGGAGTGGGGCTCGAACCCACACGGACAATGTCCAGCGGATTTTAAGTCCGCACTGTATACCTAATTTCAGCATCCGACCATTAAATAAAGAACCTTTTGTGCGCCAACCTGGGCTCGAACCAGGGACCTACGGTTTATGAGACCGCCGCTACTAACCAACTGAGCTATAAGCGCTTGTTTCAAATCCTATACAAATATAATCAAAATATTTACAATTACAACATTACAGATAAAAAATCTAAAGTATTATTTTTAATTTTGTTTATCTCATTCAATTTGAATACTTTTAAATTAGTAATATTTTTCCACTTGGATAAATCCCTATCGGTCACATACCCTTTAACTTCTATAAAAAAATCAAAGTCAGGTAAATAAAAATCCGGATAATAATTCCTTTTACCATTCCATTCATATTCAAAACTCTTAGTTTCATGTTCCCATTTGATTTGATTCTCATCTAACCATTTAGCAACAATTAATTCCCATTTACCTTTTAGTTTAACCCCATTATAATCAAGATTTTTTACCCGACCAACAACATTATTTTTTGTATAACTATCAGGGTGTTTTTTGACAGCAATTTTCATTGACTCTGAATGTTTTTTTCTTTGTTCTTCAGTCCAAACTCTTTTTTTTGACGCTTCTGACATTTTTTTCTTAGTTTCTTCAGAAACCAATGGTGATGGTAAACCTAATTGTTTAAATTTTATAAACTTGTTAGTCCCCTTAATATTCTGTTCTTTTCTTTTTTTATTAAACTCAATTAAATTACTAACTATAATCTGTTTATCAGGATTTTTATGACATAATCTCTCGTGATTTCTCAAACTATTGTCATTTTTACAAACTTTTTCACAAAATCTACAATTCATAATTTTATTTATATATAAATATATGAAAAGTTAATTTTACTGAGTAATTATCTCTAACCGAATAATCAATCTATATTATCGTGGTTGTGTAAAAGCTTGAGTATAAGAATCCAAATCAATATCGGGTGATAAAAGTTCTTTGAGTTCTTTTATAAAATCTTGAGTGTAACTCCACTGTTCAATTTTAAAATTTCTGAATATAATTTTAATGTCAGGATTATTGTCTTTTTCAAAATCAATTGTGACATTGGGGTAGTTTGTTTCTTTAATTTTTTCCTCAATCACGTCACCAATGCCTTCAAGGTAATCGTAATTATACATGGCATTGTACACTTTAATTCTTTTATATTTAGAAAATAATCCTGAAATTTTAAAAAACTCTTCAACATTGTATTCCATACTTCTATTCCAATCATATGTAAAACTTTGTAACCCGTTCAATCCTTTTGGTTTTACAAAATGTTTCGCATAGTTTTCATCATAATTGGGCGAGTTAATATCCATCTTTGACAAATCAATATTAAATTTGAGATAGTCTCCGTATTTTTCATCAACAACATATTCAATAACAAAATCCTTTGGTAGTTTACCAATTGAAATCAGGTAGTTGGATAATATTTTAAGTAGTTTCTCTGACATTACCAATTGTATATATCTTCTCCGTCCGCCCCAACTACTTTTAGGTAAATCTGGTTAATGGTGGCCGTTTCTCTATTTATGTTTAAAAATTTAAGTAAGTATTTTAGATGATTGTCATATAAATAATGTGGGTCAAATGCCTTTTCATACATGTTCTTATCAGTTATTGTCGGGTCATTTAACTTAACAGTTATAAAAAGTTGGTAGAAAGGAAATTCTTCATCTCCATCCCATCTAACATCCGCATCAATATTATCAATCATCGGATATATGTTTTTAATATAATCCGAATTGAATAATTTATTTGCGATATCTGAATTTAATATCATAATGATAAATACAAAGATAAACAAAAAACCCCTCCGTTTAAGGAAGGGTTAATTATTTTTTGTTTGTTTGAATTACTTTGTGTAAGTTCTCAAACAATGAGCTGTCCAAGCTGCAGCTCCCAAGAAGATTGGCATAAAAATTCCAGCCCCACCGAACATTGCAATATGAACCGCAACCGCCCCTGACATAACAGAAGACAAGGTTAACGCTCCGTAGATTGAAGTTCTTGGAACACAAAGAGCAATAACTCCCGCAACTTCCATAACTCCAACAAGAGCCATATAAGGCAACATGTTCATCGCAGTGAAATTTGTGGTCATTGCCTCTGAACCAGCAATTTTTGACAATCCGCCCATTCCGAGCATAAAGGTAACGATTGCAGTTAACAACCATCCCAAGTTTTTAAGTGTAAGATATTTTTTCATAAACCAAGTATAAGATATGAACTTTGGTTTGTCAATAAAAAAACCCCTCACACAATGGAGGGGTTTTAAGAAACCTTGTTAATATTTTATTTAAAATTTTGTTCCGCAGTGTGGACAGAATTTATGTGAATCCTTTTTTCTTTTGGTTCCACAATTTGTACAATACAATACATTCACTTCCTTTGCGGTAAATGGTTTTTCTGATAATGGTAAAATTCTCCAAGTTGAATAGTTTGATGGAAATACATTAAAATCCATATCAACCGACTCAAACTCTTGTTTTGAATCTGAACCTTTCTCAATTCTTCCGGTCTCTTTGAACCTGTCAGTTTGTAATGACTTTCTGAGGTTTTGAGATGTGTGATAATCAACATCAGCATTAAGTGATGCGGAAGTAGTTGTGAAAGAATTGTTATACAATTTGAAATCACCAGTAGTTGTTGAATTAATATTTAAACCCCCGCCATAATAAGTAAAATCATTATTCCAATAACTACCGCCACTTGATAATGTTATGTTTGGTCTATCTTTATAAATTGTTTCATCATAAAATTCAACAACAACCTCACCATTGTTTTTGATTGCTTCTTGGACTTCCTTTGATGATGAGTTAACCTCATACACCTCAAACTTGAACTTTCTTGCTTCGTTCAAATATCTTTCCAAGAATACTCTCTGTCCAGGTCGGATAATAATCCCACCACCTGATAGGTAATTCCCATTGATTTTTATTTTTGCTAAAACTGAATTTGATTTTGGGTTGAAGATTTCTACCTCAAATTCTTCCCCGTTGTTAAGATAAACGTTTGAGCCGTTTTGTTTTAATCTTTGTTTCCCTGTCGTAATATGAGCCGACGGAAACTTCTTGAGTTCTGTGTAATACATTTTTTCCTTATTTTATTTTTTATGTTTATTGAACCCCACTTCGTTGGTATTTCTCCAACTCAACTGTCTCATCGGACAGGTGGACCTCATCAACAAGGTTTCATTAATAACTATAAGGTAATTTGTTTTTTTGTGAATATTAGTTAGAGGGTATTCTCAACTTACTAGGAGAAAAGGATGCATTTCAGCGTTGGTGTTAGTGACCCTCACTTGGAGGGTATTCTCAACCCATCTACCGATAACTTTCTCAGATTCATTTTGTCCCAAAGAAAAGAAGGAAGAAATTTCACCAATCAACTTCCAATATATATAACACCAACCATTATTTTTATCATATCTGATTTGAGCATATACATCACCTTCTGAATTAACGAAGTATATACTATTTCTCCTTTCAATCTGAATAAAATCCTGATTATCAAGATAACGAAAAATTACTCTATCTATTTGTGATTCTGTTATAAGATATTTCATTGTATTACACTAAGAACAATAAATTTAATGTCCCAAGGAGAACCATACTCTTCCATTTTTAGACTAAACATAGAATTAAGGGTTCTCCAAATTTTTCTTTTAACATCGTCTCCAACCCAACTTCCCTTATTAGGTCTAAAATTACCTTTCAATATTCCTTCAGGGTCCAATAACATTTGAATTTCTGTGGCCTCAATTGACCTATCCTCAGACGCTAAAAAAACTTTTTTTTTAACAAATTTAACATTAATAACTTCATCAAAAGAATCTCTGATGAATCTTTCAATGACATTGTTAATTTTATTTTCAGTTATCAGGTATTTCATTATAATTCAATTCCAGTGTTATAAATTGTATCCCACTCATTCTCATTACAATAATCCAAGAAGTCCTTTGGTGACATTCTATATGAATCATCAAGACCATATACCCATGAAACAAACTCAGAACAATACATCTTGTCTTGTTCATGATTAGATGGTTTCTTATTCCACTTTCCAGTTAACAATTCAATAGGTTGTTTAAGAATTAAACCCTCAAAGTCATATGCAGTTAAACCAACCTTACTCATTGCTTTGGTTGCAATCTTCTTCTCAGCAATAACTCTTGGTCTTCTCATAACAACAAAATTGTAGTTATATTCCTTAACCCATTCACCGAATGGTTTAACATTAACACCATTGTCCTGAGCATCAATGATATATGGTTCACCCCATATCCAAATGAATAATGCTGTATGGTTAATCTGAGATTTTGTAGCCCATCTAATAATTCTACTCAATAAACTCTTCCCACGACAATGTAGGACATCACCTGTTTTAAATTCTTCAATATTCATCATGTCTATAAATATGTTAAATAATAAAAAACCCCACCTATTAAAGATGGGGGTTAACAAACTCGGGCTCAACAAGCCAATATTTCAGGAAGAGCCCTTTTTAAAGTTGGTTATTTAATTTTAACAAACCATCTACGCTCACCGTAGTTGTGGATTTGACTGAACATAATTTACTGTTCACCTGTTATGTGTGCACCATAGAGCAGGGTCCATCACAGTATACCTTGGGTCATTTTACACTTCAGTTGTGGTAGCTACTCCACGGTGAAGCCAAGGTCTCTTTCAACGGT